AAGCGATGACGCAGGAACTGAACCGGATGACAGACATCATCCAGCACGTTCAGGACAGCGTAGCGCAGCGCGAAGTGGACATTAAGGAATACAAGGCGCAGGTTGACGCATACGATGCTGAAACCAAGCGCATCAGTGCCATTCAGCAAAGCCTGAACCCTGAGCAAATTCAGGACATCGTGATGGGGACCATTGCAGCCGCGCTCGACACGGGTGATCTGATTGGCAATGCACCTAAGATGCGTGAGCATCCTGAGATGGGCGAACAAGAGCCGCCAGAGCAGCCACAGATGGGTGAGATGCCACCGCAGGCCTCAGAGCAGCCTGAACAGCCTATGATGGCTCCTGAAGCCCCTGAACAAGCCCCTGAAGGAATGATGTAATGACCGCCGCTGACTTTGTAGGAACACTCTTTCTGGCGCGTGATGTGGCGCACTCTGTGCATCTGAACACGCGTTCATTTGCCAAGCACAGCGCACTAAACGAATTTTACGAGAATATCGTAGAGTTGGCGGACAAATTTGCGGAAGCCTATCAGGGTAAATACAGCCTGATCGGTCCCATTTCGCTTATGTCAGCCAAAAAGACAAACAACATTGTTGAATTTTTGGAAAGCCAAGCCGCTGAAATCGAAGATATCCGGTATAAGGTTGTCGATAAGGCTTGCACACCGCTGCAAAACATTATCGACGAAATTATGGGCCAGTATTATTCGACGCTCTACAAACTGAAATATCTCGCATAAGGACGCCGTATGCCTACCGCCACATATAACAAATATACCGCCGCGATTGAGCCTATGCTGGAAGGCATGAATGCGGGTTCAGACGCTTGGTATGTCGCGCTTGCGTCAACCGTCAACGCAGCCGACACGACGTTCACGTCCGGTACAACAGACCTTGCAACCGGCGGCGGTTACACGGCAGGCGGCAAACCCGTGTCAACTACGTCTGCGGCTCAGACAGGCGGCACATACAAGCTGGTGCTGGCAAGCCCGGCTGTATGGACGGCCACGGGCGCAGGCTTTACGTTTCGCTATGCAATCTTGTGGGACAGCACGACAAGTACGCCAGTGGCGTACTGGGACTATGGCAGCAGTCAGGCTGTGGCAGCAGGTGAGACTGTAACGGTCACGCTCGACGCTACGAATGGCGTGTTCCAAGCGACATAATCTATGGCGCGTTATTGGGTCGGCGGTTCTGGTATTTGGGGCGGATCAAATACCGCTAACTGGGCTAGCGTTGCCCCAGTAATTTTTACTGCGTCTTGCTCTGGCTTAGTGTTAACCACTACAGGATCGCCTACGCTTGTTATAGGTATGACCGTTTGGTCAGACACAAACGTGAGCCTTGGTACGATCACGGGCGGCAGCGGAAACATATGGGCGGTTAGCGTTGGCGGGACATATGCGTCTCAAACAATGTCCGCAGCTACCACTGGTTTTTCTATACCTACGGCGGCGAATGCTGACATTGCATTTTTTCAAGTAGGTACAACTTACACCGTTACCCTTTCCGGTGTTTTAACTTGCGCGGCTATATCTGTCACAGCAGGCACTGTTACTTTTGCCGGTACGGGCAGTATGGGGATATTAAATAATTTAAGTCTATCTAGCGGAACCGTGTGGAACGGAACAGGGGTAATGACGTTTAATGGTGCTTCTGCCGGTATTACAACGGCGGCAGGCACCGTAATGGACTGCCCAATAACGTATAACCCCATAAACACCACTGACGTATTAGACCTTAACAGTAATTTGACGCTTACTTCTGCGCGCACTTTTACATTAACTAAAGGCACATTAAACCTTAACAGTTTTATACTTACCACTGGAATTTTTGGGTCTAGTAATTCAAACGTTCGAAACATTAATTTTAACACAGGTAAAATTGTAGTTAACGGTTCCGCCGTAAATATGGGGACTATCGCAAATCTTACTACAAGCACATCAACGGCAAACAAACTTATTGAAGTTGTTTCGACAACGGCGACAACTATTACAATGGGTGCCGTAGTAGAAACTGTAGCTATGGATTTTACCGTTAACTCTGGCGGGGTAACATATCTTTTAACTTTAGGTTCAGGTTCATTTCGTAATCTTATTTTTAACGGTTTTCCGGGAACTATTTCCAGTTCATCAGTAACTATTTATGGTAACATAGATTTAGGCGATCTTTCTAGCCCTGTAGCCAATAGCTCAACTGCATGGACATTTGCGTCTACAAGTTCCAAAAATATTACTAGTAGATCTAAAGTTTTTGGTATGCCCCTCGTATTTAACGGGGCAGGCGGCGAATGGGTGTTGCAAGATGATATGACATTATTGTCTACGCGCGCTTTAACCCACACAAACGGAAAAATTAATCTTAATGCTAAAACGCTAACAATTGGTACTACATACGTAACTGGGGTTGGCACAAAAGATTTAACTTTTAATGGTGGGGTATTAGTGTGTCCCAACAGCGGCGCAACAGCGTTTAACAACCTTAATCCTACCGGATATACAACTACCGCCGGAACGGGAACCGGCCAAATTCAAATGACCTCCGCGACAGCCAAAACCTTTATCGGTGGGGCTACGGGTTCAACGGTCTATAACTGTACGTTGGTTCAAGCTGGCGCAGGACAGCTATCAATTACTGGAAACGCTTCGCCCGGAAATACGTTTAACGACATCACAAGCATTCAGCGTCCGGCAACGATTACATTTGCCTCCGGCTCAACCAACATTTTTAACAATTTTAGCGTCAACGGCACCGCAGGCAACCTTATTACGATTAACGCCAACGTAGCTGGAACCCAACATACGCTGCTTAAAGTTGGCGGGGTTGTATCATGTAATTATTTATCCATTAAGGACAGCAACGCCACACCGGCAACAACGTGGTACGCAGGCACAACAAGCACCAACGTCAGTAATAATACAGGTTGGATTTTTACCGCTCCACCTACCGGAGCGTATAGCATTACCGCGTTGAATGGTAGCTATACCGTAAGCGGCCAAACAGCTACAATATCACGCAACCGAGCATTGACAGCATCAAACGGCAACTACAGCATAACAGGCCAAAACGCGTCATTAGATTTTGGGAGAGTGCTGGCTGCATCAAACGGTAATTACGTTGTAACCGGCCAATCTGCTACATTAGTGCGGGGGCGAGTGCTGACCGCGTCAAACGGCAGCTATGGTGTGACTGGACAATCAGCAACTGTGTCATTTGGACGCTTGCTTTCTGCCCAAAACGGGGTATATTCTGTCGCTGGTCAAGTCGTAGATATTTCCGTAGGCATACCGCCTACTCCTGTTACGGCAATAGACCTTTTTGCTGAATTACGTTCATTCACTGAACGCAGGAGATTTTTTTAATGGCGATCAACGTCAAATCAATCACAAGCTGCTTAGGCTACCAGCAGATCACATCGCTTAGTTCAGCGCAAAACTTGACTATTCCAGATGTTGATCCTGTCAGTGGTTTTAAGGTTATGCCAACTTTTGCGTTTATTACGGCAGAAACGCAGGGCGTCCGTTGGCGCGATGATGGCACGGCTCCGACTGCTTCAGTTGGTATGCCTCTCGCGGCTGGCGCTACAATTCAGTATGACGGTGATTTGAGAAAGATCAAATTCATCGAACAGACTGCATCTGCCAAGATCAACATTAGCTACTACGTATAGGGTTAACAGTCATGCAACTTTTAGGCGATGCACCCGGCGTTGATTACGTCACATACTTCACCAAGCAATTTCCCAAGGACTTGGCCGCTATGGCTTCGCTCCGCGATGAACTGGCAACCCGTCAGGGCGCGCTGTCGGCTGCTGAAGCTGCGGTTGAAGACCGCGCCGCTGCTGCCAAAGAATTGGTAGACGCCAAGGCCGAAGCGCAGACCATTCGGGATGAAGTTGCTGAAGAACTGGCAAAGACCAAGGCGCTTCAGTCGTCGGTCAAGGCCCGCGAAACAGATGTGACTGCCCGTGAAAAGGCATTCGACAAGAAGGTCGCTGAAACTGAAACCGATCTCGCCGTTCGCCTCAAGGCTTGCGATACGCTTGAAGCCGGTCAGGCCAAACTGACCGCTGATCTGGCTGCGCGTAGCGAGAAGCTGGACGCTGGCGAAGCCGACCTCAAGGCGCGCGTCAAGGCGTTTCAGGATAAAGTCGCGGCTCTTAGCGCATAAGGACAGCATATGTCGTTCATTTACAACTTAACTGATACGTGGTCTGACGGGGCGACAGCCTATTCCGCGATCAAAATGAACGTCACGAACACGGCGTCTGCATCCGGGTCCAAGCTGCTTGATCTTCAGATCGGCGGCACGTCTTTCTTTAATATTGATAAGACCGGCGGCGTAACAATTTCCCGCACCACGGTGTCCAGCCCAGCAACGACAGATGGAAACGTCTTCTCCGGTACGTACACGCCGACGCTGTCTAACCTAGTGAATATCTCTGCTAGTTCGACATATGTTTGCCAATATTTGCGTGTCGGCAACGTGGTTACCGTATCAGGTAAAATTACGTTTACGTCATCGCTTACATCAGCTAACACTTTCAATATGTCTTTGCCAATACCTAGCGGTTTTAGTGCGCAAGAACAGTGCGCGGGTAGTTTTTCAAACAACAACAACGCCAGCGCCGGTTTTACAATTTTTGCGGATGTGGCTAACGACAACGCATTCTTTTCGTGCAGGCCCGGCGCGGTAGCATCACAAGACTATTGTTTTTCGTTTACCTATCAGGTGATCTAATAAAAAACACTATAATTGCCTTTATGCAACAGACTATGTATAAAGGCCGACAACCGTACTGATGCGGCTCATCAGGAACTCCATAGGAGTTACACATGGACGAAGAAGTCCCTAACGTAGCGGATGCCTCCGCGCCAGAACTCGAAGCCACGGCAGCATTCGAGCCTGAAGAAAATCAGACGCCGGAAACGCCTGTCGAACAGGAAGCTACTAAGTCCTTCACACAGGAAGAACTTGACGCTATCGTCGGCAAGCGCCTCGCAAGAGAACAGCGCAAATGGGAACGCGATCAGCAGCAGCGTCTCGCAGAACAAGCAGCACGGGCAGCGCCCGCTGATGTTTATCTGGAAGACTTTGCATCTCCCGACGATTACGCAGAAGCCTTGGCTGAACGTAAAGCGGAAGAGTTGCTAGCACGGCGGGATGCCGCCAGACAGCAAGCTGAGTTTCAGGATGCTTACCATGACCGTGAAGAGGTAGCGCGGGATAAGTATGACGACTTTGAACAGGTCGCCTACAACCCCAATCTCCCCGTTACGGAATACATGGCGCAAAGCATCCAAGCCTCGGATATCGGCCCAGATGTATTGTATCATCTAGGCTCAAACCCGAAAGAGGCTGAACGCATCGCCCGCCTTGCGCCGATTTTGCAGGCAAAAGAGATTGGAAAGATTGAGGCTTCACTGTCCTCAAATCCGCCGGTCAGAAAGACTTCAACCGCCCCGGCACCAATTGCGCCTGTCACTGCCCGTTCTAATGGTTCACCCCATTACGATACGACCGATCCTCGCTCGACAAAGTCGATGAGTACGTCGGAATGGATCGAAGCAGAACGGCTCCGGCAGATCAAAAAGTACGAGGCACAACGCAACCGTTAATTTGGGATTACGCTCATGGCTAATAGCATTCTTACTATTGATATGATTACGCGGAAAGCTCTGGAAATTCTGGAGAACAACCTCGTACTCACACGTAACGTCAACCGTCAGTACGACGACAGCTTCGCTGTCGAAGGTGCCAAGATCGGTTCGACCCTCCGCATCCGTCTGCCAGACCGCGCTCTGGTCACTGACGGTGCTGCCCTTCAGGTGCAGGACGACAACGAGCAGTTCACCACGCTTAACGTGTCGAACCAGAAGCACATTGGCGTGAACTTCACGACCGCAGAACTGACGATGCAGCTTGACGACTTCGCCGACCGTGTTCTCAAGCCGCGTATTTCGCAGCTTGCGTCCAGCATCGACGCAGACGTTGCCAACGCCTACAAGACCATCGGCAACACCGTTGGTACGCCCGGCACGACCCCAGCCACGTCGCTGGTTCTGTTGCAGGCGCAGCAGAAGCTGAACGAAAACGCTGCCGTCATGTCGCCGCGTTATGCCACCGTCAACCCAGCCGCTAACGCTGGTCTGGTCGAAGGCATGAAGGGTCTGTTCAATCCGACAGATACCGTCAGCAAGCAGTTCCGCAACGGTATGATGGGTACAGGCGTCCTTGGTTTCGAAGAAATCAATATGTCGCAGTCCATCAAGCAGTTCACCACGGGTTCGCGT